TTAATTTAAGTGATTTTCCTAATAATACAGTTACTGCTTCTAATTTAGTAAGTGGAAGTTATAGTTTAGTATTATCTTCTATAGGAATGAACCAATGTCAATCTTATAATAATACATTTACTATAACATCTCCAACTCAACTAACATTTAAAACAACAGCATCTTACATAGATTCATGTTCTAATGCTATAATATTTTCAGGTTCAGGTGGTACCTCTCCTTATACTTACTATGCTGTAGAAACAGCTTCAAGTACTATATATTCATCAACTTCTAGCTCTGTAACCTTAAATGGATTAACAGGAGGCACATTTAATACTTTTATAGTAGATAATAGTGGATGTATATCAACTTCTTCTTTAGTAACATCTTATGGTAGAATTTATAACTATACTGGATCATATTGTGTTACATCAAGTGGAAGTAATACTGGATATGTCTCAAGTTCGGGGATACAACAAAACTTTATTTCGGGCCCATATTCAGGTTCTATTGTAACTTCTAGTTACTCTAGTGGTTCTACTTTATTAGACCCTACTGTTAATTTTAAACAATTATTTATCTCAGGAACATTTGATAATATACAACCACTAGGAGAGGATACCCCTTGGTATCAAAGATATTATTCTAATCCTACTTTATGCCCTCCAGGAGGATGTTATGCTCCTATTTTAGTAACAGCTTTCCCAATAAGTTGTTCAACTAACTGGTCATCATCATATTCAGTGACTTATAATTCAGGATCATCTTTAGCTACTAAAACTATAATTGAATATAGTTACACTTCTGATTTTGCCAATAAAGTTACTCATAGTATAAATAATGCTTCCCCAACAATCTCTCCTTTTTATACATTAACTGATTTTGGGGCATTTAATACTCCTAATACAATAATGTATTTTAGGGCTTATAATAGTTGTAGTATAGGAACTACTTCATCTTACAGTAATATTTTAACTGCAAGTTGTGCTACTATCCCACCCCCATCTCTTTTTACAGTACAGATTAAAAACCATACAGGAGCAACTTTAAATTATACTACAGGATCTATTCAATATATTATATATAATAATAAATCAGCTAGTGTTTCATTCACTAGTCAAACTAAAGATATAAGTTTATATACTATACATCCCGTTCATAGTGGAGCAGGAGGTGATATTCATAAAGTAAATGTTTCTAGTAGTAATGATGTAAATAATAATGTTTATACTTTATTACACTGCCCCATAAATCCTACAGCATACCCTGATTATACAGTATCAACAGAATATATTGATGGTGGGTATAATTTTTTCTTTATAGATGATATTAGTAATTTATATACGGATTTAACAGTTCATATTGATAGAGATACTTACACAAATGCAGGGACTATAACTTTAGATATAACGTAATGGCAGCAATAGTACAAGATCCAAATGCAACTCTAAGATTCAAAAATGAATATATCATTTATGAACAGGAAGTTCGTTGTAAAGTAGGAGAAAATGATTTTAACATGACTCTAAACCCTACAATATCAACTGATAATTCAGGTTCATTAAGAGATTTTGCTACAGGATCAGATTTTTCTCCTTATGTTACTACAGTAGGACTTTATAATAATAGAAGTGAATTATTAGCTGTAGCTAAATTAGCTCAACCAATTCCACTTTCTTCAACAACAGATACAGTTTTTGTAATTAAATATGATATTTAGTATTGCATATTGCAATACGCAATCTAAAAAATAAAATGGAAAATACATTTAATTTAAAAAAATTCCTTGCTGAAGGGAAATTATTAAAAGAAGAACAAACCTCGAATTTAGAACAAATAAACCCTGATTTTACCTCAGATAAAATAGTTACTACTTCTAATTACGCTAATGATAGGGGACAACTTAAATCTCAATTTGGTAAACAATCCTATGATTTTGGAGGAAGTGAAGATCCTATTCCAAATTCTATAATAGTAGATGATGCTGAACCTGAAGGTGATAATGAATGGATTCAATTCGATTTAAATAAAGTTGGAAAATTTCCACCAAAAAAATATATCAATTCAACTTTTACTATAGATTATATTGATAATCAAAATAATTTAATAAAAACTATCCTAAACTCATTAGAAAGTGGTGGTATATTAGTTGTTTCTGAAAATGTGAAATCTGTATCTGATTTTTACAATAAACTGAAAAATAATTTTGATATATTAGAAGTTTATGATTTTATGGGTGATTTAAACGAAGGTGTATATACTCCCGAAGAAAGACAAGAAATGGCTGATAATATAAGAAAAAAATATACCATAAATGGTGTATACTATGATCCTTATTATCCCCTCCCACCTGGACTTAAATATGATAATGAAATGGGGGGTGATGGTGAAGACGAAGAAGTAGATGAAAATTCAGTAATATCCCTAATTTTAAAGAAAAAATAAAATTATGTGGTTATACGAAAATAAAGAAATAAAAGAATTAACAGATATGCCCGAATCTACATTCGGGTTTATTTATGAAGTAACTCATTTACCTACAGGAAGAAAATACTTAGGTAAAAAGCAATTAATATCTGTTCAAAGAAAAGCTTTAGGTAAAAAAGAATTAGCTTTAATTACTGATAAAAGAGCTTCTAAAAAGAAAACTGTTACTAAAGAAAGTGATTGGAAAACCTATTACGGATCAAATCCAACAATTAAACAGATGTTAAAAGAAGGTAAACAAGACGAATTTACAAGAGAAATTATTATGTTTGTACCTAACAAAAAATTATTAACTTACTATGAAGACAAATATCTTTATATTAATGAGGTAATAGAAAAAGGAGATACATATTTTAATGACAATATTTCAGGTCGTTTCTTTAAAAAAGACTTTATAAAAAACTAGGATACCACAAAATAATTTATTATATTACCATAAAAACCTCTTATTATGAAACGTTACAGCTTATATAATAAAAATTTAACCGAGGCTATTAATTCAATTAAATCGGCTAATTTAGAAGGAGCAATATTATTTTTTGCTTCTCAAAAAAGATTAGAAATTGATCAATTTCATAAGTTATTTGACGTAAGAGAATCATAAATAGAAAAACAAGGTTATGGTAAACGGAATATTATTAGGTCTAGTACAATCTGTACTAGGAAAGGGTAATGCTACCTCAAAAGGTAATTATGCTTTTCACTGCCCTTTATGTAATCATAGAAAACCCAAATTAGAAATTAATTTAGTACCAACAACTAAGAATGAAAATCCTTGGCATTGTTGGGCTTGTGATATTAAAGGAAAAACAATTGCTTCTTTATTTAAATCAGTAAAAGCAGATAGAGAAAAATATTCTGAATTAAATTCCATCTTAGGTACCACAACTAAAATAGACCAATCAGATTTTAACCTTAACGTAGAATTACCGAAGGAATATAAACCATTATATAATCTGTCAAAAACAGATATTATCGCTAAACACGCGTTATCTTACGTTAAAAAACGTGGTATAACACCCACAGATATACTCAAATACCAAATAGGATATTGTGAGATAGGAAGGTATGCTAATAAAATTATTATACCCAATTATGATGCTGAAGGTAAATTAAATTACTTTATAGCTCGTTCATTTGAAAAAGATCCGTCTAGAAAATACGATGCAGTATCTACTGATAAGAATTCAATAATTGGATTTGAAAATTTAATAAATTGGAACTTACCTGTTATACTTTGTGAAGGAGCATTTGATGCAATTGCTATTAAAAGAAATGCAATACCTTTATATGGTAAAACAATGTCAAAACAATTAACTAAAAAATTATTGTCTAATAATATAAAAGACATATATTTAGCCCTGGATAGTGATGCTTTAAAAAGTACACTTAAAATTGCCGGAGATCTACTCCACTCAGGAAAACAATTACATGTTGTGAAATTAGAAGGTAAAGACCCATCAGATATGGGCTTCGAACATTTTACACATTTAGTACAAAATTCTCAAGAATTTACCTTTTCTGATCTTTTCTCACTTAAATTAGAAGTAAACTAATGAAAAAATCTTACGACAGAATCCTCCAAATTTCAGATGACCACAAACAAATCACATTACC